ATCCAATTTCTTGATAGGTATGGTTAACCGCAATCAATGGAATATCTTTAAGGTTAAGGTGTGGTGTTACAATACGGAACAGAGATTTTAGTGCTTTAGCACGACTCATATCTGCTACTGATTTACCGTCAAGTGCATCTGCAACTTCTTTCTTAGAAGCTAGGTTACCAACCGAATCAATGACGATAACAACTTTGTCACCTTTTTCGATTTTATCTAACTGTTGAGAAATATCAAACTTAAGCTCTTCAACATTGGTAATTGGTGTATGAACTACGCGGTCCATATCAATACCAAAGCTTTCAAAATAAGCTTGAGGAGTACCAAACTCTGCATCATAAAATAACAATACAGCATCTGGATTGCGTTGCATATAAGCTCCAGCCATCAACAGTGCGAATGCTGATTTAAAGTGCTTCGATGGACCGGCTAGGACAAGGAGACCTGGCGTTAATCCACCGTCGATACGACCGGATAATGCAACGTTTACCATTGGCACTTGTGTAGGTGCCATATCTTTTTTACCATAGACTTTCGAATCCAAGAGAGGAGCCGTCATCTTAATGGTGCTGTTTTTCACAAGTTTGTCTAATAGACTCATATTATTTACTTCCTTCTACAATAGTAGTCAATTTGCTTTTGTAACCTTGTATCTTAGATACTCGATCAGGCCAGAAAATTGTTGATTTATCTGGGTTCTTACATAAGTTATCTAAGAACGGTGTTATTGATTTATAGAGGAGTTCCAGTCTATATTCAAGATCGTCGGCAGCGAGCTTAGCGTCGGTCAATTGATCTTCCAACGTTTGCTTCTCACTGCTGACTTTCTGAATAGTGTCTTGTGCTTCAGCTTCTTTTTCTTGAAGCTCTTCATCAATAAAGCTGAAACCAAAGTCAAAGTCTAGAACCTCTTCGTAGACTTTATTAACCATTGGCTAGTTCCTTAAAGATTGAGAGATCGTCATCGTCATCATCCATTGATAAAGATGTCGAAGCTTCAGGTGTGGCTTCCGCAATTGTTGGCTGAGGAGCCGCTTCTTGGGTGTTACCCATATTTGAGAGATCAAACTCATCGTCTGCTGCTTTAGCTGGAGTGGATGGTTCTTCATCCAGTGCAAGTACACGATATAGTTTAGCCTTTAACTCGTTATAAGACTTAAAGTTCTTAGGATCAATAAGTTCTTGTAAAGAGTGCTCAGAGTTATAGATACGTTCTAATTCTGCATCATCATCAGAGATTGCCGACGGAGCATCGAACTCTGACTTATCATAGTTTGGATAACCTTCAAACTTACGAATCTTGAGGCGGAAGTTAGCACCTTCCCATAGATCAAATGGATTCACGGGTGTCTCATCTTCAAACTGAGGATTCATTAGATCATTCAATTTGTCGAAGATTTTCTTACCAAACTGATACATGAATACTTTACCATCGTTTTCAGGATTAGCTCCATCTTTAACGACAAGAATATTAGCCACATACTTGAGCCTACGCTTTTGTTTACGCGCAAGTTCTTTATCAGATTCAAGACCAGAGTTCCACAACTTTGAGTTGTATTCTGATACTGGATCATCTTGATTAATAGTGGTTAGGGAGTTTTCAATGTACCATTGTCCTGTTGGACCTTGGAAGCCGTGGTCCCAAATACGTACGAATGGCATTTCTTCACCAGCTGCTGCGGGTAGGAAACGAATGATTGCAAAACCATTACCAGCTTTATCGCGGGTTGGTTTCCACATTTTACCTTCGTTGGGATCTGAGTAGCTCTTTTGTGTGATTTTTTCGAGCTGAGAGTTCAGTTTATTTAAAGAACTTGAACGGTTCTTTTTTAATGCGTCAAATGACATATTAATATCTCCTTAGTTTTGCTGTATATAGCATTGTTTATATTGCGATGTATGTGCAAGTATCGAGCTTGCCATCTATTTATAATCAAAAAAAGCGATCTCGGATTAAATCCTTAAACTTTTTTTCATCAATTTCTAAGAAAGGCTTGTACTTCCTTAGTAGTCTTATTATATCACTTGCTACTATTTTGTCAACAACTTCTTTTTCCCAATAGGGAAAGATGTTAGCGACGTGAGCGAGGATAGTAATAGTTTCCAGACTAATTTTCTTTTGCATATACCAAGTTAGAAGCAGCGGATGCTGTCCATTCACTGAAGTAAAATTAGCCTGAAAGTTATCGTCAAGCTTGGCTATTTCGCTTTTAAATGTACGAGACAGAGTATCTATTCTGCGTTGCCATTCAATATAGCGTTCTTCACCTTCTTGCTCGATTATTTCACGAATCCATGCATTAGGCTTAACTATCATGTTAGATAGCATTAGCTTTTCTGGATCATCTTTACGTGAAAGCTTTTCGAAAAAATAAGCGTCATTGCGAGTTCTATACTTTTCGTACGACGCTCTTATCTTTCCGTTATACTTGTGATAATCATAATCAGAAGTAAAATGTTTCTTCATTGCTAGGTACTTTACGTACCATACGAAACTGTCTTCGTTAGCATAGCTTAGTGAGGTCTTGATCATCTTTAACTACCAATTTAGCATCCACCGCTTCAGATCTTACTTTTTCTTTTAAGATAGAAGATTTCTTAACGATGTCTGCAACCGTTTCAATTTCTAGCTCGTTGATTCGAGCGTATTCGCATAATGCATCAATGTAGCTTATACCACTTTTGAGCATGTATTGAATTTCATGATGTACCTTTTCAGGTGTTCTTGGCGCAACCAAAGCTTCTTTATTAACCAAGACGTTTTGTACTAATTCATCTTTATCCATTGAGTGTCTTTATCCCTGCGAGCCAATTTTCAGCCGCTGATTGTGCGAAGTGAATACTTTTACCTTCATATATTTCTTCTTTAATGAATTCGCCATTAATAAAGAAGCGGATGCCGGCACCACCATCTGTAGTAAAATAGTCTGCTTTCAGGCTTTGGCCATCTTTCTCAGACATAAGTGTTTTATCAACCATTTGATTTCTCCTTAAAATTTATAGTTCTAGCAAATCCATAACTTCCAGCATTAAAATAAGAGTAACACTTACCTTCAGGATAGTATTTGTAAACCCACACTTTTCCCATATCGTGGTGATATCCATACCGGTTAATTTCAATACTTTTAACTATTTTTCTCTCTGATGTTGGATGTTGCTTTAACGCTACCGCAACTTTTACAATGTACAACCTTTATTTCAAATCGATGAACACCGACTTGCATGGTTCTTGTTGCAGCAGATATGTCTATTATATCACAGCAGGCACTGGTTGTCAACGGTTTTGTTTCATTAATTGGTGAGACTGGTTCAACTCGCATTTACTTTTCCTCAAATAATACGTCATTAACGTATGCGTTTTTATCCTCTTCTGAGATACCCATTGCGAGTATTGAACGGTGAAGATGTGGGTTTAATTTTTGGTTCGAACAATATTTGTTTAGACTGGGCAATGTATCACGACCAGTTTGCGGAGAGGTGAACTCAAGATTATCAAGATAATGATCTACTAACTTTGTTGTAACCTCGATGAATTGATTTAACTCTTCATCAGTATTAATGTTACCAACAGCAATCATATTCTCTGAAAAGATTTCTTTTGCCCAAGGCGGTAGTTCTCTTGCTTTAACCCATTCAAGATCTTTTACTGCTTCTTTCATATAATCGCTATATGGATGTACGAATCCTTCAAGTGGACTGTAATCCATAAATGAACCAGTAATTTTCTTAGGACCTGCTACGATATCAAAGCCGAGAATTGGAAATTCAATACCTTCATTTGGAAATACATTTACATGCATTAACCACAATCCTTTACCATTCTCTGGTTCAATTGTTTTTAAATGAGCTTTTGAAATTTTATCTGATTTCCAGAACGTATCAGTCCAACCAGAAAAATGCATTTGTTCAGTATACTTCGGGTTATCCCACTTTTCAAAAGAATCATCGAAGCGAGAACCAATCCATTCAGCATAGTTGTTTAGTTTATCCCATAGATCCATGTTGGCTTCTTCCCTTGTATTCTGGATTGATCTTAAACACTAACTTAACCTTTGGCCTATATTGAATATCGCCTTTGTTGTTAGTAAATTTTTCTTGTTCACCTGTATCTACCCATTTTGATTGAAAGCAGAGTACAGGTGAGTTGTATGTTTCTTTATAATGTTTCATCTTCGACTTTAGTCAGAGTAGCATAAGAATTATCATCGCTCATATGCCACTCCACACTATCACCGACATCAATATTTGACTTAACGAGTACACCATGTGGAAGTTCTATATAGTACTCACCGGTTTGTTTGTCTTCTTGGACCGTTAGAGTGTAATTCATTTTTTCTTTTTCTTAGCCTTTCTTGCTTTGGCATATTCATTTTCTAATAAACGATAGCGCAGGCTTTTCATAGTCTTTCGCTTCAACCTTGCTGTTTCACTTCGCATCATTCTAAATGCTCGTGTAAAAGGTTTTCCAGTAGTTAAAGTGTGTTCTGCTTCTTCAATGGCTTGAGCTTCTGCTTGTTCTTGCATTGGTTTCTCCTTTGCTTAACTATGATTTAATTATATACCTAGTTTTGCTCTTTGTCAACGATTTCTTTTGATAGTTCATCAAATAATTCTGATGCAAAATCAAAACAAGTTTTAGCTTCAACTTCCATATCATCGTCAAGTAGAGTTCTAAATTCTTCAATAAGAACTTTAGTGTCACCGCTGAACTCGTACATAAGTCCATTACCTGGTGTTTTCTTTTTGATCATTTGACCACCATGTAATTCACCAAAATGGCGTACATACATATGTGCTAGGAGTGAGTGATTGTCTTTTGCATCTGCTAACTTATTAATGTGTGCTGCGTACTTTGATACTGATTGTGGAAATACACCACTAGGAGTAAACCCGAATGCAGTTTCAAGTTCACGTAAGTCTTGAAAAATACGTTTAGCTCTTTTAATAGGTTGTAATGATACTGGGATGTCTGTGTGCTTTTCTAGAATATTGTAATTCATATATTGTGCACATAGAAATTTGTAATATAAAGCTGGGTCTATACTACCAGATAGAAGTTCTTTAGCAAAAGCTCTTCTCTCTGCTGCTTGGTGGTGAGCCCAAGTAAGCTCTTTCAATTTGTTTGACATGTTATCCTCATAAATTAGTTGCCACATTTTCTGTTGCTAGGTAAGTGGTCAACCCCGAGCGATTATGCTGCTAGAGCGAAATCCTCATGTGCGTACGAGTTATCGTTTGCATTTAGTTTATGTTGATCTATACGCGATCATCCGGTAAACTCCACTTCACTACACTGCCAGTCGATTCCCAAAACGCCCCCATCATAAAGACACTCTATCTTCTCTAATGCCCTTATGGTGGAGGCGGGCGGATTTGAACCGCCGTCCTGTTCAGTTTCACGTTGCTTCAACGTTTACAAAGTTATTTATTCTTCAGTTTTCTTTCTGCATCTAAAAATACAGCATTAGTTATAATAGTTGGTATGATCAATCCTAAGTGAACACCGATTGATACTGGAATACTATAACCCATCCAACCCATATAGTAGATTGCTATGATTCCGAAGAATCCTGACCACATTACAAACAACGCCATTAATAGATAACCCTGCAATACAGGATCTGGAATAAATCTTAAAGGGTTGTATCGTAAATCCATAATGCTTCGATATACAGTCACTACTTGTTCCATAACATATTACCTCAACTTTATTTAAGTGTATA